AGTTCATCGTATTTCCTGTTAGGCAAATACGCAAATAACTTTTGCACTGCTCTAGACTTACCACCAGGATAACGAAGAGGGGTTTTATAAGCTTTCATTTAAATTTACACTCCACCATAATTTCTGTCAATGCTGCTAGAAGATTGATCTCTTGATCTGCTACGAACGCAATTTGATATTGATACTTAGCAATAATGAGCACAGCAGCAGCGATGCTAGGACCGTCCAAGGATGTAACAAGAGCATCGTAAACACGACGAAGAAGTAAACTAGAATCGTTGTCCAAATTAGAAACGACCCACTTCCTAACCGCCTGGAAATCTTTGTTCTTGAGTTTTTGAATAAGATCATTTACTTTTATATCTCCAAATTCAGCAAGAATAGCTGAATCTATTTTACCACCAACAGAATATCTTTGGCACTCATTTAATACACGACGCCAATCAGGGAAGTGTTTATTGATAAGTTCTAGAAGGACCTTGTTATCATATTCAACACCCTCTGTACCCAAGATTTCTTGGAGACGCTTGAAGAACTCTGCTGCGATTGCTGGTTTTTTACTTCCGGTGATTCCAAACTCAATGACTGCACATCTAGAGTGGAGTGGTTCGATGAGTTTGTTTTTGTAGTTGCAGGTGAAGATGAATCTGCAATTGTTATAAAATGCCTCAATGTTTGCCCTAAGGAGGAGCTGTACATCATGGGTTGTGTTATCAGCTTCGTCAATGATGATGACTTTGTGGTTAGCATCTGATGAAAGCGAAACGGTCGAAGCAAAGTTCTTTGCTTGATTCCGCACCGTGTCAAGAAATCTTCCTTCATCTGATCCATTTATAATTATATAGTCGCAGTTAAGTTGCTCACACATGGCACGAGCAATGGTAGTTTTGCCACAACCAGCCGGACCAGCAAGAAGAAGATTAGGAATCTCACCTTTCTTAAGAAACTCACCGAAAGTCTTTTTAGTAGACTCGGGAAGGATACACTCATCAATAGTTTTAGGACGATACTTTTCGACCCAAAGAAATTCATTACGCATAATCAAATCCAATCAGGTTTACGGTTGGGGAGACGAAGATAATTATCGCATACCCATGGTTTAGATGCAATATACATTTTATACGCATCGATAGTAGAAATACTATCGTCAAACTTATACTCTTCTGGCATTGCACGAACGAAAGGTGTGTGATCACCCCATGCTACATAAGGAATGATTTCATCAGCAGCAAGAAGAGTGTTATAGCAAGTATGGACTTTACTGTATCGTGCCTCATACTCCTCACATAATGCTATACCATGAGTAAGCAACCATCTAGCATTTGATCTAGTCTCGTTTGCCCAGATAGTACAAGGGTGATTACGGAACGCTCCCTTGTCCGTAGCATAGGGTGTGCCATCTTTCTTAGGCAATGTGCCATAACCATGCCCCCACTTGTCTGAGGCGACTATAGAGAGCATCTGGCAGGTCTCCAGGGGCATCTTGACGATGTGCTTGTCTGGTAGGACATAAGCAGATTCCCGTGGAGACTCGTCAGTGACGAAGATATTCATGTGAAAACGGCTGTTACTCCCATAATAGTTGCTGAAGGGTTTCTTGCCAATGCAATTTTCCTTGCATCTTGATAATCTGTAGCAATCACAACTTCTTCAAAGACTGTGCCTGCTTTGTATAGTTGTACTTTGCACTTCATTTATCAACCTTCGTAAGTTGAATCTGGTTCAAGTGCAATGTAATAGTCAAGATTATATTCAGAGTTGGTAAATCTGGCAAGAAGTTTCTTAGAGATTACAACATCATAAGATCCGGGAATCAGTTTCAGATTTTCAATCTTGAAGTTGAAATCAAATGTCTTATCAGTATTACCAACAATCAAAGCATATTCATTAGAGTTATCATTCTTCTTGTCACGAACTGTCAGGGTGATACTTTCACCATCACCAACAGCAGCAAGATCAGGTAACTGATAGATTCCTGCGGCTTTTAGTAAGTTCGCAAGTTGAGTTTGATTCAGTTCAAATTGAACATCATTACTGGGAAGTTTGATTTCTTTTTCTGGAGGACTGATGATGACATCAGGATCAGCAAAAGCAAATTTAATTTTCGTGTTCTTACCTTCACTAAGGACCATGTAAGCATCATGCTTCAGATCAATGTCAGGATCCTGGATAACATCAAAACCATTCATAAATTGAGGAAGATCATAGATACCAAAGTCTTTCTCAAAGTTTTCACCAACCTCTGCCTCAGCAAGGATGTTCTTCATTACGGAAATGGTACGAAGTTTTGAACCTTTCTTTACCAGAATTGACTGGTTGATAGTAGAAAAGTTATTGAGTAGTTTAATAGTTTCTTTAGAAAGTTTCATATCCACGCTCGATAGTCTCCTGGTCTAAGCCATAAAAGTGATAGAGAAGAACAGCATAATGGATGATCTTCTTGATGTCCATTCTAGCAGATCCCTTCTTGTTATAACGGGATGCATACTTAAGAATGTTGCCACGACAGAACGCAGCACCGTCTCCACAGGATTCAATCAGATCAAGTGTCTGAATGCCGTTGGAAGCATTGTAATGAGCACGATATGTGCCACTGATGTATTCTTTTACCTCTTCAAGAATTTTGTCTTCGTCATACTTATAAACATTCTTATACTGTTTAGGTTTTTCAACCTCATCGTTTTGCTTAGGCCAAGTAAACCCATCTGCAGTCAATTCATAATCATTGTTTTCTGGAGTGTATTCAAATCCACCATTTTGTTTTACCCATTCAAGTTCGTCTTCAGGACCGTACATTTCGTCATATAGGAGAGACCATGAATTCATTGTAGCACTTCCTCAGTTAAATTGCAAGTTGTGTACATTAAAACTCATTGAGATTCTAGTCACATCGCTGGAAAAGGGGTAGACCGTATGCGGCATGTCTGCAGGGAAAATATACATGTCACCAGTTTTTGGAATTACTTTTGCGTGGCCGGGACATGTAGATGATTTTGCATGAATAAACTCAAGGGCACCAGCGCAAGCACAATTAGTTTTGCCCTCCCATTGTCCTACCTCTTTTTCTATTTCTTCTGGAACATCAATAAAAATAACTGAACTCAATGTACCATCATGAGTATGTAATGGGTTGAACTCATGCTTTTTCATGTAGTTAATCCAAGGTCCAGTACCAAGATGAAATGAAAGTGATTTATGATTCAGGTATTCTTGAATGTGTGGATAGATTTCATTCGTAAATCTCTTAGGATCAACGACTGCATTTTTTTGAGAGTCTATATTACCAGCAAGAGAATACCCAACATCATCACCTTCCTCTGACTGACGAGCAACCTCTTGAAGATAAGAAAGAAACTCGTCAGAAAGTTCACTTTGATATATGGATGGACCAAAAAAATTAAGAATCATGTTCTTCAATATTAAGGTTGAAATCTACATCGGCATCAACTTTATCATAGAGATCAAGGAATGCAATCTTAGTCTCATCATCGAAACGATTCAAACAAACCTCAATGGCTTTCTTCTTATCATTCCAGATAGAGTAAGCACGAGCAATATGAACAAGACGGCGGGTAGAAATAATCTCATCAACTCCACCATCATAGAAAGTCTTACGAATAATATCTGCCCAGTCTACAAGACGCTTACAGAACTCAATTTCCTTACAGTACGATTCAAGAATTTTTTGCTCAAGTTTAGGAGTTGGATATGCCTGCTCAAAGGTTACAGGGAACCTCTCAAGAAAAGCTTCATTAAGAACATTGGTTCCAATAAACCGACCATCTTCAGAACCCTTACCCTTAGTATTAGCAGTAGCAATGACATTGAATCCATCTGTGGGTGTTACATACTTACCAATTTTTTTCAAGAACACACCCTTACCTTCAAGGATGGACTGGAGACATAGAATTTTGTTGGAAGCAAGGTCAACTTCATCGAGTAGCAAGACTGCTCCCCTTTCAAGTGCCTCCACGACAGGTCCGTTATGCCAAACAGTTGACCCATCGACAAGACGGAAACCACCAATAAGATCATCTTCATCAGTTTCAATAGTAATGTTGACACGAATCAATTCACGACCAACTTGAGCACATGCTTGCTCGACCGATACGGTTTTACCATTACCTGACAACCCGGTAATAAAGCAAGGATAAAAAATACTAGACTTAATAATTTTTTTAATATCAGAGAAGTTGCCAAAGGGAATATAGTTAGAATCTCTCGATGGAATCAAATTATTACTGACTGCTGGCACAGCAGAAGGAGAAACATATGTCTCTTCTAGTTTTTCTTGCACTGTCAGTTCCCATTTTCCACGAGCAGTCTTGTATTCACTAAGTTTATTAGCAACGGTTTGATAATTTGCACCATTCATCTGACACCATGCACGAATATCTGCTGAAAGAATGGACTCACCATATAAAGACTGTAGAGAAGAGCGAATAAATTCTGTTGAGAGAGCCATGTCGTTTGTTTGGTATGTACCTATTATAGAGCAGAGTGGGGAGTAATGGTTTCATAGTGGTCAGTCATCAAATCGTCCATACTTATACTTCATTGCTTGAAGAAACCAAGCATCAGTAAGAGACTTAGGACCATGCATTAATATTTCTACTTGTTTTTCTTTGAGAGATGGATCTGCCAGAGCTCTCTTTCTCCACTCTGGAATTTCGTTTTTCATTTATGCGACCATAGAAATAAATTCATTTAAGACCCTCTTATTCATTTTTTTATTAGATAAAGATTTCCTAAAAGCATTTTTAATCTGAGATTTTGATGCATCCTCCTTTACTTCAAACATTGTTTCATTAGAAAGTATTGATCCACCAAGAACAAAGTAAGAATCATATCCACAATTTTTTAAGGAGAATGATTTGGTCTTCCTCCAAGATACTCTTGCAGCTGCTGCTTCATCATAACTATTAGTATACTGATTAATCATGTTAGAGGACCCGGTTCCAGATCCGATAATACGAAATCCAAGGATGTTGACATCAGGATAGGTTTCTTTAAGATCATCCAACATACATTTTGTGAATGTATTGTAAATATACGATAGACGCCTAACAGTTCCAGTCTTCAAATTACGAAGAAAAGTGTTGTCACTAATCCTACGATGACGAATAGATTCTTCATGCTCCCAGTTACGGCGCAATACTACTGTACGAGAAGGAATTGGTGCTTCTCCATCAGTAAGAATGACACAATTTAATTTTTCAACACCATACCTTTTCTTGAAGTCAGGGATAATATCATGAAGAGTAATAATAGCTTCGTTTAATGGTGTACCAGAGAGGTACATACGAGGAGGAGTAACACCAGAGTGATCGGTAAACGAAGATGCAATTTTCCAAATGTTTCTCATCTGAATATCTGCAGTACAGTTATTTACCTTACTAGTCAAAATATTGAGCATTGAGAACTCATCATTTATCCAAATAGTTCCCTCTTTCTTTTCAAGTGAAGAAAATCTACCAGCCTTATAGTTCCACTCTTGAGTGAAAGCATATACATCATATGGAATACCAACTTTACGGCAGAACCAAATCAAGCTGTACAACTGTTTAATAGTAGAGAGAAGCACATCTGCCATAGATCCAGACCAATCTAAAACAAAGATAAGTCCATGATTTTTTCCATCGGGAATTACAGTGACTTTTTTAAAGAGATCATCACTATACTTATACGAATGCAGTTTAGTACAATCAAGTACACCAGTACGACTAGTAGTTGCACGAGCATAAGATGATGCAGATTTTTTGCACTCAAATTCCTTTACAAGATAATTAACTTCCTTTGCAGATTCTTTCTTAAATTTATTAAACTCGATGTCCTGAACTAGCATTCTGGATTCTGCATGATGTTTATACCAAGAATGAACATTTTCTTCCATTGCACCTTGAGCCCATTCTGACCAGCAGTTCTGAATATACTCATGTATTTCTTTAGCAGACACAACACTATGCTTGATATTAATTTCAGGTATTGTTACATAATTGAATTCTTCCTCAGTCATCTTAGCAAGACTTTTTAATTTCTCTTTAAGAGAGTCTGCTGTTTTAGATTCCGTTTCATCAGTTACAGTTTCTCCACTCTCAGAATATTCATCTTCTCCTTTTTCAGAAACATTCTCAGTGTCTTGCTCACTATCTTGCTCACTATCTTGCTCAGTGTTGTCTTCAGATTCCCCTTCCTGAGAAGTAGGAGGTGCTGGTTCTGTTGATTGCTGTTCAGACTCTTGAGTAATTCCAGATTGTTGATTGTTCTCAGGGATATTAGTAACACTTTCGTCATTCACAAGAGTATTAAGAATCTTAGCAGCCATCAAGGCATCATCAAAAGTCTCAGAGTTTGCAACTGCATTAACAACTACCATCTCTTCTTCAGAGAATTT